CTGCGCGGTGGCTTCCGATACTCCGACCGCCTCGCCGGCAGCCTTCAGCGTCATCCCCGCCCGCCGTAGCGCGGCGATGTAGGCGTCGCGCGCTTCGCGGTCGAGGTTGCGCCGGCCGAGTTGGAGCTCGAGCGCGAGCCGCTCGGCCGCTTCGCCCTCGAGGTCGATGGTGATCTCGGGGCAGTCGACGCCGAGCTCGGTGGCGATCCGCTGACGGTTATGGCCGTCGATTATGTGGCCGTGCTTGTCGCGGACCACGGGGCACAACACCCCGTGGTCCACGATGCTCTGCCGCAAGATCGCCAGTTCCTGGTGATCGAGCGGTGGCTGGTTCATACTGCAACCGCCGCCTCGAGCGGTACCTGCTCACCTTCGGCGTACTCGATCCAGTCGATCTGTGCCGGGCGCGGTACCGGTTCCGCCCGAGGCCCACTCTTACGAAAAGTGAGCTGCTTGGGCAGAAGTTGATTGCCTCCCTGCTTGGCAGTCCATGCCTTGACGATCCAGGCGGCGAGCTCGAAGTTCTTCGCCTGGCGCTCCTTCGGCTTGCTGCTGTTCTCGACGATCCGCTCGCGCAGCGTATGCACCGGATCGCCGCGCTCGAGGTATTCGCCGTTTGCGAGTTGGTCGAAGAACTCGTCCGCCATCTCGGGAACTACCGTCGCGAACGCGTAGTGATAGGCAGCGACCATGCCCTTGTTGAGCTTCAGCGGCTGCCAGACGCCGATCGCGACCGGAATGCTGTGCTGCACGTTCGGATGCTGGTCAAGCAGCTCGAGCAGCTGCGGAACAGTCGGCTTGGTCTCCTGCGGGAGGTTGCGCTCGTAGCCGTAGCGGATGCGAAACACCCACTCGAGCGCGCCGGCGAGGGCCGCCGGATAGTCGTAGCGACCGTCCATCGCGAGAAACTGCGAGAGGTTGCGGCCGCGGCCTTGATCGATCACTTTGATCACGCTGGGATTGACGTCGCGGAGAACGAGCGCTCGGATCGGCTGGTCGGCGAGGATGATGGCCTGAAGACGGTGCTGACCATTGACGACGCCGCCATCGGTGTCGAGCCCGATCGCGTCGGTGCTGTCCTCCATCCACTCGCCGCGCTTGATCAGTTCGGCGATCCGCACAACAGTCGGCTGGCTGAGTGTGCGATTGCGATGGTTGAGATCGAGCCACTCACGAGCAATAGCTGGAGTGATCTGCTCGATTGCGCATTGCGCCATTGATGCCTCTCCTTTCGGGCCGTATCAGGCCCATAACGGCTTGGCTTGGTTTGTTGATCACGAGTCGTCCGTCGCGGTGTCTGCTTGGCGACTCCGATCAGTCCGGGACTGTAGCGCATGACGTGCGCAGTGTCAAGCGTATGGTCTACGCTTAGCTGATGGCCGCTCCCGATCTTCTAGGCTTGGCAGAGACCGCCGAGATGCTCGGAGTGGAGCGGCAGCGGATCGGTCGATGGCGCCGTCTCGGAGTTGTTCTTCCTGACCGAACGCGGGTCCCGTTCCCGGAGCCAGTGCTGGTGCTGCGAGCGACACCGCTGTGGCGAGCGCGGGACATCCGCGACCTCGCGCGCCAGCTACACCGAACGTAACTGTCTACTTGTCCCGGCAAAGCCAGCCGGCGATCTCGAGCAGCGCGATCGTGTGCTTGAAAGACATGCTCGTCTTGCCCTTGCGCCACCGCTGGAACTGCTTATCGGCGGCCTGAAGGTTCGTGTAGCCGAGACGTCGCGCGAGCTCCATCTCGCTTCCGGCGGCCGCGAGCGCGGCGTAGAACAGTTCCGAGGCCGTCATCGCCGACACGGTAGGTAGACACGTATGTCCTGACAAGGACACGAGTGTCGTGCGGCCTTGACGGGACAAACGTGTCCTGGCACACTTGTCTAGTGGCGACGATGGTGGACTGGAACGGCAAGCGACTCCTGGAGGCACGCCTGCGCCGCGGCATGACACAGGACGACCTCGCGCGCGCGGTCAGGACAAGCGTCACGAACGTCTCGCGCTGGGAGCGAAGCAAGAACCAGCCGGGCGCGTCACGCGTCCTGATGCTTGCCTTGGCGCTCGACGTCGAGCCGGAGTCGTTCTTCCAGGCTGACGACGAGGACGAGAAGGACGATGCGGACGCGGACAGGCTCAGCATCGACGCGTTCCTCGCGCGACGCATCGACGCGCTGCTCCGGCAGCGACTTGGCGCATAGGAATAGGAAGGGGCGATTGTGACCGCCTGGTGGTACTGGCTCCTGTTCGCCCTCGCCGCCGTGCTGCTCCTCGGCGCGATCGAGTTCGAGCGCCGCGAGCAGCGCCGCCGCCACCGGCGCGAGCGCGAGCGGTGGAACCGGAGGTGGTCGCGGTGAGCATGATCGACCTCACCGTCACCGGCTGGTGCGATCAGATCTACGACCTCCAGCGCGCAGTCGAGGACTACGGCCCCGTCGACGAGATCTCCGCTCCCGAGATGATGACCCTCGTGGCGGCGATCGCGAGCCTCCATGGGCTCGTCGCCGAGAAGATCAACGCGTACGTCGAGACGAAGGGCGGCTGGCGGTGACCGTGGTCGAGGGCGAGAGCGTCGAGCTCGTCCCTGCGCCCGCGCCGGCGCCGCCGCTGACGCTGTTCGGGACCGACGATCCGGACGAGATGCTCGTCGAGATGACCCGGCGCGCGGACATGCTCGCCAAGCTGGTCAAGGCGAAGAACCTCTCCGTCGCGATCCAGGGGCGCCACTACGTGCGCGTGGAGGGCTGGACATGTCTCGGCTCGCTCTGCGGGGTGTTCCCGAGCGTCCCCGCCGGCGGTTTGCAGCAGCTCGAGAACGGCTGGCGCGCGCGCGTCGAGGCGCGCACGCTGACCGGCGCGCTCGTCGGCGCGGCGGAGGCGATCTGCCTGCGCTCCGAGCGCTCGTGGGCGAACCGCGACGACTACGCGCTCTGCTCGATGGCGCAGACCAGGGCGACCTCAAAGGCGCTGCGGCAACCGCTCGGATTCATCATGGCATTGGCCGGGTACGAAGCGACGCCGGCGGAAGAGATGCCTCCTCCGGAGGCAACCGTGGTCGAGGCGGCGCCGTCTGCTCCGCCGCACGGAGCGGCGCCGTCCTCGGCCGACGAGCCGCTCGCCTCCGAGGCGCAGGCGAAGAACGTCTATCGGCTCACGAACAAGATCGACAAGGCCGGGACGGTCTCGAAGGACGCGCTCTTCGAGGCGATCGGGCGCGAGTACGGGACCGAGAATCCCCGCGAGCTGACCAAGGTGCAGGCGAGCGACCTGATCACGCGCCTGAAGGTGAAGGCCGGTGAGGAGTCGTGAGCACGCTCGACGAGCTGCTCGGCCCAGCGCCTGCGGAGATTCGGCCATCCGCCCCCCCCGGCTGGCCGGAGGGGCTGCGCGAGCATCTGTCTGCCTCCAGCCTGCGGATGCTCGCCACCTGCCCCGAGCAGTTCCGCCGTGTCTACCTGAAGGGCGAGCGGCAGCGCCCGGGCGCGGCGCTCGTGTGGGGCAAGGCCGACCACTACGCGCACGAGCAGAACTTCGCCCAGAAGATCGAGAGCCACGCCGACATCGCCGAGGACGACGTCAAGCTCGCGTTCGCTGAGGGATTCGACCGCTCGGTCGACGACGAGGGCGGCGAGGCCGAGGTCGACTGGGGCGGTGACAAGCCGGGCGAGCTGAAGGACCGCGGCGTGAGGCTCGCCGCGACCTACCACACGCTGGTGTCGCCGCGAGTGCAGCCGGTCGCGGTCGAGAAGCCGGTGCGGCTCGAGCTCGCCGGCGTACCGGTGCCCGTGATCGGCTACCTCGACGTCGAGACCGAGGCGCACCTGATCGAGGGGAAGACGACGACGGCGAAGAAGAGCAAGCCGGAGCCGCAGTGGCGCCTGCAGGGGACGCTGTACCAGCTCGCGACCGGGCTGCCGCTCGAGTGGCACGTGAAGACGAAGACCAAGGTGCCCGGGGTGTACACACCCGCAGAGGAGCCCGGCCTGCGCCTCGTCGCCTCGCAGATGCTGCTCGACACCACCGTGGAGCGCGTGCGGCGCCTCGTCGCGGGGATGCTCCACCTCTACGCCACCTACGGGCCCGACGAGCCATGGCCGACCGGCGCCCCCGACTACGGGTGGGCGTGCGACTACTGCGGCTTCCGTCCCGAGTGCGTCTGGTGGCGCGACGAGCCGGTGCAGCTCGGGGTGCTGCCGGCGCCATCCGCGGACGAGCCGGAGTACGTGAAGCTCGAGCGGCTGGTGATGGCCTACGCGGCCGAGCACGGCCTCATCGAGATCGCGCAGGACCGGATCAACGCCAGCTACGCGCTCTCGGACGAGGCCACCCACGTCGCGTGGCTGAAGGATCAGGTGCGGCGGGCGGCCAAGGCATGAGCGAGTTCGAGCGCTTGCTAGCCGAGCCGGAACCGTTCATCGTCGTCTACATGCTGACACCATCACACGCGGTCGACCTGTACATCGGCGACCTTCAACGTAGGAGCCGCTCTCGAAGCGGCCGCACCGCCGAGTCCTACCGGCGGGTGCTGAACAAGTTCGCAGGGATGATCGAAGAGGGCAGCGAGAAGAGGATCGACGTTTCCAAGATCACGCCGGACGACTGCCGGCGCTTCCTCGACCGGTACCTGTATCGGGCGCCGAACTACCAGGCGCTGATCTACAGCTACCTCAACAGCTTCCTGCAGTGGCTGTACCTGCAGGAGCGGATCCGCCGCAACCCGCTCGACCACGTTCCCCGCCCCCGTCGCGTCCCCGCGGCGGATCTCGACGTCGTCACCGTCGACACGGCCGACGTGCCGCTCCTGTTCCAAGCCTGCCGGAGCGACACGGAGCGGCTCGCGATCAGCCTGCTCGCCTACATGGGGCCGCGTCGGCACGCCGCCGCGACACGACGTCGCCGCCACTACAACCGCGACGCGGGCATGCTCGAGTTCGCCGAGAAGGGCGGCAAGACGATTCGCAAGCCGGTCCCCGACGAGCTGCGCGCGCTCATCGACCGTGCGATCGACGACGGCCTGATCGCCGGCCCGGACGACTACATCATCCCGCCGGAGGGGCGGCTGACACGCAAGGGCGAGCGCGACGATCGCTGCCTCTGGCGGATCGTGACCCGGGTCGCCGACCGGGCCGGCGTGCGCTGCACGGTGCACGCGCTGCGGGCGGCGTTCGCGACCTTCTACCTCGAGCGCTACCCGGAGAAGGGGATCGTCTCCCTGCAGACGCTGATGGGGCACGAGTCGATCTCGACGACGCAGGTGTATCTCCGCAAGCTCGACCGGCGCGCGCAGATGGAGCAGGTCCGGGACCTACGCTGGAGTGACATCGGTGTTGTCGAGCCTGCAAATGCGCCTAGGCAGTGCCTGGACGCGGATTTGGCTGATAGCGCGAGAGTCCGCATAGAAGTGTTCGCGGACTCTCCTGGAATGGGGGCGGGAGGATTTGAACCTCCGTACTAGGACTTTCCTTACGTGATGCGGGCTGGCCGCACACCTTCGTATGGGGTCGCCAGTAGACGCGCGGAAACAGGGGGATTCGTGTGAGCAGTGACGGTCTCCCCATCGCCGCGGTTTGCCATCGCTGCGAACGAATCCGTGAGCCGGGACATCCATGGATCGTCGTCGCGGCGTTCGGTGTACGACCCTGGATCTGCGAGTTCTGCACGATCGAGTGCCTGGCCCTGCACTTCGAGGTCCCCGACTACTCCTGGGTGCCGAGGTGACCGACCAGACCGCAGACCTGATCGAGCGGGCCGAATATGCAGGCGAAGCCGCAGGCTGGGGCACGCTGATTCGCGCTCTCGCCGCCGCTCTAGCCGCCGAGAAGGAACGAGCGGACACGGCTGAGCACGGCAGAGACCTCGCGCGTCTGGATACCGAGAACGAACGTCGTCTACTCCGCGTCGCCGGGGCGCAGGTGGTCGCCGAGAAGGAACGAGCGGACGAGAGGGGTGCGGAGAACACAATCCTTCGAGGGCTCGCCGCGAAAACAGAACCGTGCCATTACTGCGGGGCCGAGACGATCATCAAGTGTCCGCGTGGGTTCCCGGGGTGCGCGCTGGCCGACGACATCCTCGTCGCGGAGGAGGAGGCGACGAAACGGTGGGGTGAGCGGATCGCCACCGCCGAGGCGCAGGTGGCCGCGCTGCGGGAGGCGCTATGGCAGATAGCGCACAACGACTGTGATGACGACGCTCCTCCCGACGGCGCATTCGAGGAATGGGCGCGACGTTTCGCTGCCGAGGCGCTCGTAGAACACAAGTCTGCCGGGGGGAGCCGCGAGAGCGGGTCATGTCACGACACCGAAGGTGGTGGCCCGGGACTATCGGTGGTCAGAACGGTGACCCCCGGCAGAACTTTGTCCGACATTCAGTCGTCTGGCGCTGCGTGGGTGACGGAGACGGAACTTGCATGGCTCTGCGAGCAGGTGGCCGCGCTGCGGGAGGCGCTGGAATACATCGCCGGCCATGACGTAGCGGGCTACGACGCTCATATGCGACCCGAAGACGTTGCTCGCGAGGCGCTGGCGCGCAGCGAGGAGACGCCGTGATCAAGCGTCGCCCGACGGAGGAACTCCGGGGTCCGCTCAAAGGCCGAGCGGTCGATGCCAGCGACGGCCTTCTACACATCGAGGGTGCCGAGGGCGTCACGCTCTGCGGCGAGCCTGTCGAGGCGTATCCGCTCCACTGGGACACGACGACGGTCATCGCATGTGGCCTCTGCCTGATCGAGGCTGGCGTGCCGCTTCACACCGGTAGGGCTGAAGGGCTGCTGCCGTGACCGAGCGCGCGATAACGGGCGAACTAGTGCGTTCGTGCACCTGCCCGCCCTGGGCGCAACGGTGGAAGCGCGACGAGCCGGAGCGGTGTTCGCGATGCGGCGGCCTGTTCGATCCGAAGACGGTCCCGCCGCGGCGATGGCGCCCCGGAGATCCGGAGTGAGCGCGATAACGGGCGAGAAACGCGAATGACCGGTCGCAAGCTTCCGGCCGTCCTGATCGGCGCGCTCGCCGCGACCGGCGGTGTCGCCGTCGCGACCGTCGACGATCAACCCGCCCGGCCCAGCCCTGTCGTCGAGGCGATCCGGTTCGTGTTCGGCCCCTACGCCAACCAGGCTTTGCGGGTCGCCTGGTGTGAGTCCCGCTACTCGGTCTGGGCGACCAACGGCCAATACGTGAACGTGTTCCAGATGGGGCTCAGCGAGCGGCGCCGGTACGGCTGGCACGACGCCGGCTCGCCCGCGTGGATGGCCGCGACGGCCGCCTACCGGATGTTCGTCGCCTCCGGTTACTCGTGGCGCTCCTGGACGTGTCAGCCGTGAGGAAGCGGCGGGTCACGTTTCCCGGCGGCCCTCCGGCGATGGTCAGTGAGATCCCCGACAAGCCGATCTACGACTACAACGTCCACCTTGAGCAGATCGGGAAGCGGATGCCGGAGCTGCCGAAGCCCGCGGTCCCCTCGAGCAAGCCCGAGCTCGATCCGCTCGTGCGCGACCCCTGCGCGATCGGGCACTGCCCGCAGTGCGGCAGGACCGTGATCTCCGCCGTCCACTCGACGAGGCATCCGCTGCGAATGCTCTGCGGGCGCTGCTACGAATGGCCGCGGTCGTAGGGATCGACCTCTCCTCGCGCGCGCTCGACCTCGCCCGGCTCGAGGAAGACGGCGCGCGCGTCACCTGCCTGCGGGTGAGCCTCGAGGTGCCTGGCAAGAAAGCGAAAGCGTGGGAACGGACGCTCGCCCTGCCGGCGCTGATGCCGCCCGCGGGCTGGTGGGACGACGTCTACCTCGTCGCCCTGGAGGCGCCCTACGGCGCCGGGACGGGTACCGTCGCGATCCTAAACCGGATCGTCGGCGCGACCGTGGCAAGCCTCCCACGGGCCTTACAGCGCCCCGAGCGGGCATGGATCGTGCGCCCCGACGAATGGAAGGGCGCGCTCGGCCTCGAGTTCCTGCTCGGGAAGCCGAGCGCCGAGACGATCGCCGCGCTCGGCCTCGAGCTCGACGGCGAGCACGCCGCCACCCAGGATGCGCGCGACGCAGCCTGCATCGCCTACTACGCGCGGGAGACGCTCGCCCGCGCGAGCGCCGCGTGAGCGTTCAGCGGCCGCGGAGCCCGCGCTCGCGCTCGACGAGCTGTCGAACCGCCTGCCGGGAGATCCCGGCGATCCTGGCGACCTGCGCGTACGCGCCCTGCGAGGGCTCGAGCGCGTCGACCGCGGCCACGAGCGCGTTGCGGTACCGTCGCTCCGCGCGGCGCCGAGCCTCGGCTGCGCGACGTACCTCGAGCAGCGTCCTAGTCGTCATCGCGCGACCCCGCCAACTCGTACAGGACCCAGGCGCCGACGACAACGAAGTAGAGCCAGGGTGAGACGAGGATGGTGAGCGCGCCGACCACGGCGACGAGCGTGAACGCGAGAGCGAGCTGAGGCAGCTCGTGTCTCATCTAGCTCACCTCCTCGCCGGCGTCGCGGAAACGCAGCTCGTCGGCGACCGGCGCCGACTCCACGAGCGCGACGTCCGCGAGCGAGGCGCGCGCGCCGGCGAGAAACCACGCGAGCGTCGTCGAGCTCGCGCGTGAGCCGGCGAGGAACACCTCGTAGGCGAGCGCACGCTCGAGCTCGTCGCCGATCGCGTTGGGATGGTGGATCGTGCACGTGGGGTCCTCGCACGGACCGAGCGCGTGCGCGACAGGGTCGGGAAGCGGTTGCATCAGAAGCCCTCCCGCAAGCTTGCGTCGATTGCGCGGCGCAGGATCGCGCGATGCTCGGGATTCTCGGGAGAGAGCCCGTAATCCCCGAGCAGTTCGTAGAAGATGCCGGCGCCGCAGACGGCGTCGTCGAGCACGAATGCAAGGTGTGGTTGCTTCAGCTCGCGCTCGAGCAGGTTCTGATAAGCAAGCGGATTCATAGTCGTGGCCTTTCGTTAGTGAATGTGGTAATCGACGTGGGGGACGTCACGGTCCCAGCACGCCCGGCAATCCCCGCAGGAATTACCCTGAGACGGTGCTGGACAGTGATAGGCATTCGGGTAGTCCGCGAGCGCGCGCGAGACCGTAGAGAGCGTGATCGGCCGCCCCGAAAACGAGGGCGCCTTTCCGCCGACCATATGCGCGGAAGCGCGCACGTTCAGGTTTGGCGGGTAGGTCCCACCTTCCCGCTCGAACTCGGCGAGGATCCGGTACTCCCGGGTCGGCAACCAATGAGAGACCGCCGGTGTCAGCTCGCAGACTTCCACGATCGCGGCGAGGTGCTCCACGGATTGCAGGTCGCCCGAGTCGTGCCAGCGGAAATGCGGGTGCGCCTCCGCGCGCCGGTTGATCAGCTCCGCCATCGCGGCGACCCAGAGCGGCCGCTCCAACGCCTCGAGGCGCCGGTACATCGCCGCCTCCACGACCGGGAACACGTAGCGCCCCTTCATCGCGTAGCAGCCCGAGCAGGTCGAGCCGGCGACGGTACGGAGCCTGCCGCCGGTAAGGCACTCCTTCGCCGGAAGCGAGTACGCGTAGCCCGGCATCTTGGAAGGCTTGGAGAGTCCGCCGACGTAGTCGTCGAGCCGGCCGATCGTCCACGAGGTGAGCTCGCAGAGGTCTGTAAGCGTGTGCATAGAGTGTCCGTTTCTGACTAGTGAGGTTGTCATGCAGGCCCAGGGTAACCCTGACAACGCAAACTGTCAAGCCGGAAGGTGGAAAGATCCCCCGAATGGGTGAGCAGCGCTGGATCGTGATCAGGAACTGGGATCGGTTCCAGCACTACCGGGACAGACACCCGCCGTGGATCAAGATCTACCTCGAGCTGCTCCACGATCACAACTATCTGGCGCTACCGCCGGCCACCCAGGCGCTGCTCCACAAGCTGTGGCTGTTATATGCGAACACACGCCGAACGATCCCCGAAGACACGGCGTACATCTCTCGAGCGGTTCACCAACGCGTCACGAAGACACAACTAAAACGGCTCAACGAAGCGGGATTCATCCACTTCTCTGCTAGCAAGCCGCTAGCGTCACGCGCGCGATCGCGAGAGGTAGAGACAGAACGTGTCTTTAACTTCGAACGTACGTCGTCGCGCGCGATAGGCGACGAGCACGAAAACGACGACGACGACGAGACCTACGAACACGGTCCAGAGCAGCTCGAGGCAAGCCGCCAGCAAGGCCGACCGTGACCCTCGCAGAGCTCGGGCTGACACCGACACAGCAAGCCGAAGTGGCGGGGTGTGAGCCCACTCTGGTCGCGGCGTGGCTGAGAGCGACCGTGGCGGCGAAGGGCCTCGAGCGACCTGCCGGCTTCTTCCTAAGCGGTGTCCGCTCAGGCAACATGCCTACTGCGCTGGGTGAGGATGAGCAGCGGCAGCGGGTCGAGCTCGCCGAGCGTTGGCTCGTCAACGCGGGCTGGGGCTTGCCGACCGAGGCCGAGCTGCTCGATGCCCTCTTTGGGCCGCACGGCGAGCTGCGGGCCTGGGCCGACGACGAGCAGCTCCGAGCCCGTCTGCTCGTTGCCTGGCGCCTCGAGCGGCCACGGGCTGCGGCGCTCGAGCAGGAGCGCGCCGAGCGTGCCCAGCGTTGGCGCCACGGGCAGCGGCTCCTTCGCTCAGGCGTAGAGCCGATTCCGTGGCCTGTCCGCCAACATGCGTATGCGGACTCGGGCTCTGCCAGGCAGGGGATTTGACAAGCGCCAGGTGAGAGCGCATAATCGCGTCGTTATGCGGGCCGATATGCAGGCGCTGACGTGGTGCTAGCTGGCTTGTTTGCTGGGCTCCTGACCCTCGTCGCCGACGTCATGCGGCCGCCGAGGGTGGGGGGTAGCGGGGGGGACGCGGCAAGCACGATTCGCGTCGTCAACGCGGGTCCCGCCCCGCTGCAGCAGCCCCGGACCGCCCCGTTTTCCCGTTTGGCAACGGATCCGCCGCGGCTTCTTGCGGCGAGGTCGGAGTTGGGGTATGTGGAGGAGCCGGCGAGGGCGTTGCGGGCGGAGCCTGAGGCCGTGAGTGCTGCTTTTCAGCGTCGTTTGACGAGGGTGTCGGCGCGTCGCTATGGTCTGGCCTGGCGGCAGGGAGCAAGGGGTCGCGTTCAGCCTGAGGATTCGGCTGTAGTCTGACTATCGTCTTTTTCGGCCATGAAGCGCGTAGAGCTCCAGTTGGCCGAAGAGCACAAGCGGGTCCGGGGTCCGTGCATCGAGGGTGATTGGCGCCGGCTCGAGCAGCTTCTCCAGGATGGCGTAGAGCCTTCGCAGGCAGCGAGGAGTTTCGGTCGTACGCTCGGCGATTTCAAGAAGTCGGATTATTTCCGTCACCAGAAGTTGTTGGCGTTGAGCAGGGAGGCGCGCGCCGACGTCGCCGATAGGGATTTGCACGAGTGGGCGCATGCGCCGGATGCGAGCGACACGATCAGGGTGTATTGGCATCGCTATACGGCGAACGCCGCGGGTAGGGGGATCGAGAGGCACGAGTTGGACGTGAGCGTGAGCAGCGCGCAGTTGGAGGATAGGAGCGCCTCGCTGGCAGATGTCGCAACGGTTCTCAGAGAGTCAGGCGCCCTCAGGGCAATTGACAGCGGCAACGATGTTGGGGAACAAGTGGCCGAGCCTGGAGAGGTTGTGGCCGCACCTGCGCTCGGCGAGCGCGAAGCAGGCGGCCTTTCTCAGCCTTGATTGCCTCGAGGCGGGCTACGGCGGCGCCGCGGGCGGAGGCAAGAGCGATGCGATCCTTGCCGGGGCGTTGCAGTATGTGGACGTGCCGGGGTATGCGGCGCTGATTCTGAGGCGGAGTTTCTCCGATCTCGCGCTTCCGGGGGCGGCGATGGCCCGGAGCAAGGAATGGCTCTATGGGAAGGCGCGCTGGAGCGAGCGGGAGAAGACGTGGGCGTTCGGCTCGGGGGCGACGCTGACCTTCGGCTACCTGGAGGCCGAGGACGACGTCTACCGGTACCAGAGCTCGGAGTACCAGTACGTGGGCTTCGACGAGCTGACGCAGTTCTCGGAGGCTCAGTACCGCTACCTGTTCTCGAGGTTGCGGCGGGCGCGTGGGATCGAGGTGCCGTTGCGGATGCGTTGGGCCTCGAACCCGGGCGGGGTGGGGCACGGGTGGGTGAAGAGGAGGTTCATCGACGAGCCCGCGGAGGGCACCGTGTTCGTGCCGGCGCGAGTCGCGGACAACCCGGGCCTCGAGGTCGACGAGTACGTCCGCTCCTTGAGTCACCTTCCCGACACGGTCCGCCAGCAGCTTCTGGAGGGCGACTGGGGCGCGTTCGAGGGGATGGCGTTCCAGCTCGGCGACGATCACCTCGTGGAGGGCTTCGAGCTTCCGCGGGCCTGGGAGAGGTTCGAGTCGATGGACTACGGCCTTTCCAACCCCACCTGCTTTCTCGCCTGGGCGGTCGACTTCGACGGGAACCTCGTCTCCTTCGGGAGCTACTACCGGCCGGGGCTTCCCTCGGAGACGGCGCCGGTGGTGCTGAAGCTGCGGCAGCTGTGGCGGACGAGCGCCTGCTGGGGCGACCCGAGCTCGCTGGCGGCGCCGACCTCGACGCTGAACAGGTTCGGCGCCCCGCTCACGATCGAGCAGGAGTTCGCCGACCACGGGCTTGCGATCGCGAGAGCGAACAACGAGCCGCGGGCCGGGTACACGCGCCTGCGGGAGCTTCTCCGGCTCGACCCGGACAGGCGCTTCCCCGACTGGCACCCGAGGCGGGGGCAGCCGGGCTCGCCGCGCTGGTTCCTCGTCGAGCGGGCCTGCCCCGAGCTCGTGGAGCAGTTGCGCACCGCGCCGCTGCAGCCGGTCGACAAGCGCTGGGCGGGGGAGATGATCGACCCGCGCTGGGAGGGCGCGCACGGGCACGCCGTCGCCGCCGCCCGCTACGGGGCGATGTCGCGGCCGGGGGCGAGCGAGGAGCCGGTGGGCCCTCACGAGACGGAGGCGGAAAGGATCGCCTGGCTGCAACAGGAGGCGATGAAGCGGTGGACGGCGCCGCGCGAGGGCCGCCGGCCGTCCTACCAGCTCTAGGGAGGAGTACGCGGTGAGCGTCGAGTTCGCGAAGTCCGAGCACGGCTCCGAGGGGCACCTGGCCCAGTTCCCCTCGATGTGCCTGTGCGGGTCGCAGAAGGGGCCGATGGTCGACACCTACATGGACAAGCCCGGGTACGGGCGCATCTACCTCTGCCGGCTCTGCGCGACCAGGGCGGCGCGCGCGTTCGGCCTCGTCAAGGGCGACGAGCACACCCGCCTTCTCGAGGCCGCCGACGAGCTCGCGCAGGCCGAGAAGGAGGTGGCCGACCGCCAGGGGCTGATCGAGAAGTTGACCCGCTCGCTCGCCGATCGTGACCAGAAGATCCAGGGGCAGACCGCCTACATCGAGACGTTGACGAACGACGTCACTCAGATGCGCCACCTGGCGGGTCTGGTCGCGTCGACGGCGAAGGAGATGGTGGAGGTATGAACGAGCGCACGTTGGACGCGTTCACCGAGGCGCGGGAGAAGCTGCTGGAGCCGGACCCGGACAAGCTCGGGCGCGGCACCGCGCTGAGCTCGATCCGTGACGCGACCTGGGTGCACCAGCGCCACGCGATCGTGCACGGCTACAACTCGATCCTCGAGCTTGCGATCGACGAGCTCGCCGCCGAGGTGGCCGAGCTGAAGCAACGGCTGGACGCGCTCGAGCGGCTGCGGGCCGAGCTCGATGCCCGCGGTTAGCCAGGCGCAGCGCGCCTACCTGAACCGGCGCTTCGGGCACGCGTGGGTGAAGGCGCACCATTTCGACAATCCGGGGAAGCTCCCGAAGCATGTGCGTAAACGCCGCCGGCCGACCGCGGTCGCGCAGGCTCTAGCCAGAGGAGGGAAACGTTGAGCACCGCGACCGAAGAGAAGAGCGACGAGGCCGAGGAGATCAAGGCCGAGGCCGTCCCCAAGGACACCGCCGCCGAGCTGGAGCGGGTGAAGCAGCTGATCGGCGCCAACATGGGAATCGACATGCGCTCCCCCGGCCAGGTCAAGCAGGCCGAGGAGGACGCCGCCAAGGCGCAGGCCGAGCTCGAGGAGGAGCAGGCCGAGGAGGCGAAGAGGGCCGAGGAAGAGGCGCTCGCCGCCGGCGTCGAGGAGGACGTCACCGCCGTGCGCTCGCAGACGAAGGCTCGCGGCGGCTCCCTCTCCAGGTGAGCTATGTCGCCGCGCTCGCCCTGGTCGTGCTCGGCCTCTGCGTGCTCGCGTTCGCGCAGGTCGTGCGCTGGCTGATCCGCGAGCACGCCCGGGAGCGGAACCTGATGCTCAACCAGATCATGCACCTCGCCGGCCGGACCTGGCAGCCGCCGCCGCCCCCCACGCCCCCCGATCTCGTCGACGACGAGCTGGCCCTGGTCGACCCGGCGCAGCTCCCCGACTACTGATGCCCGCGAACCGCTCGTTCCTCTTCCTCGTCGCCGCCGCCGGCTGCTTCGTCGTCGCCGTCCTGATCGCGATCGACGCCTTCGACGGTGGCAACTTCGACGCCTGGCTCGCGGGCGGACTCTTGTCGTTCACGCTCGCGCACATCCCCTGAGATGACAAGCCTCGCCCTGGAACAGACCAACGGCGCCCGCACGCTGCTCGAGCCGATCGTGAAACCGATCCGCGACCGGATCCGCCAGGGACGCGCCTACCGCCGCACCTACATGGAGCCGACCTGGCAGTTGAACCTCGCCTACGCCTCCGGGAAGCAGTGGCTCGGCTGGCACGACCAGACGCGCACCCTGCGCACGATCCAGGAGCTCGACCCTCGCTACAAGGGCCGCGAGCTCTACACCGCCGACGTGATCACCGAGTACCGCACCACGGCGCTCGGTGAGCTCGGCTCCGACAACGACCTCCCCCAGCTCCTCCTCCGCCGCGACGACGTCGCCAGCGAGGATTACCAGGCGCAGTTGAACCGGGCGCTCGCCTACGGCTGGGACCACGAGTGGGACGGCGACGAGATCCTCGCCCAGATCGATCGCTTCGTCGTCGACCTCGGCACCGCCGCCGTCCGCTGCCGCTACGACCCCGCCCAGGGACCGCTGGTCGCCGACAACGTCCCTCACCTCGGCGGCAGGCCGGTGCTCGACCCCGCCCGGGCGCTCGGGCTGATGGCCGACGGCCCCAACCCCGACGTGAGCATGCAGCCGCTTCGGCAGGGGCGGATCTGCTGGGAGGCGCTCTCCGTCTTCGACCTGATCGTCCCCCCGGGCGCCGTGCACGAGTCGCAGTTCCCCTGGGAGTGCGTCGTCCGTCCCGCCTACCTCCCCGACGTGCAGGAGCGCTACGGCGACATCGCGCTCGAGCTGAAGGAGGACTCCGACATCTCCACCGGGCTCGGGCTCTCCACCTCCTCGCCGACGCTGAGCGCGCCCGCCTACGGCGTCACCGACGCGAAGACGAACCGGCTCCGCGATCACATCTGGCTGTTCGACTTCTACGAGCGGCCGACCAAGATGACCGCGCAGGGTCGCACCTTCACCTTCGCCGGCAACGACCTGAAGCTGATCGACCACCAGCCGCAGCTTCCCTACGTCGGTCCCAACGGGATCTACCGCTCCGGGATCAGCTACTTCCACTGGTGGCGGGTGACCGGTCGCTTCTGGTCGCGCTCGTTGGTCGACGTCCTCCGCGACGGGCAGCGGGGGATCAACAAGCGCCGCACCCAGATCAACGAGATCATCGACCGCAACATGCCGTTCGTGATCGTGCAGACCGACTCGCGCGCGAAGCGCAAGTCGGGCCTCGTCAACGAGATCGTCGAGGTCGACCCTTCGGAGCGCGCCCCCCAGGTCGTGCAGGGCACCGGCCCCGGCCAGTGGATGCAGGCCGACGTGGAGGCGATGCGCGAGGACCTCGTCCACGCCTCCGGGATCAACGGCCCCCGCCGCGGCGAGAACCCGCAGAACGTCACCACCTACTCGCAGCTAAGTCTCATTAACGAACTCGATACGACGAAGAGAGAGCAGATCTACCTCGAGCGTCGCCGCGGGATCGCCCGTCTCGTCGAGGACTCCATCTACGACATCCGCACCTACTGGGGGCCGGCGAAGCAGATCGCGCTCGCCGGCGACAACGACCGGCTTGAGCCGTTCATGTTCGACTCGACCAAGATCCCCCCGTTCTTCATCGTCAAGATCGGCAAGGGGCCGGCGAAGCCGCGCTCGCAGGCCAGCGAGATCCAGAAGATCAGCGACATCTGGACGGCGGCCTTGAACGCGCAGGCGGCGATGCAGAACCCCGGGCTGTGGGTGCGCTGGTACAAGGAGTCATTGGACGCCGGCGAGCCGCTCGAGCTCCCCGCCGAGAGTGTCGAGGACCCCGGCGAGAAGGCCGAGTACGAGAACCACTTCCTCCTCCAGGGGGTGCCGATGCCGATCGCCTACTACGACATCCACGAGGCGCACCTCGTCCGTCACCGGCTCATCCAAGACCAGGCGATGTTCGCGCAGGACATGCAGACGTGGCAACTCGTCGAGCAGCACTGCCAGCTCCACATGAGCGCGATGCAGGCTCAGGCCGAGCAGCAACTGCTGCAGCAGGCTGCGATGCTGCCCGGGCCGTCCGGGGGCCAGGCGGGTATGCGGCCCGCGCAGAGCGCTCCCGGACCCGGGCAGGCTTCCCCGCCCGCCGCGCCGGGGCCGGTCACCCCGGCTAGAGGCCCGACATGACCGACGTCGAGGCGAAGACGACAATCCGGTACGAGTTCGCCGGCGAGCTCGTCGGCCGTGACGGCTACCGTGCCCGCTTCGCAATGGACGACTCGCTGACTTCGTGGTGGGCGATCGTCCGCTGGAACCTCCACTACCGCCACTGGGGCGCACTGCGCCGCAACGGCGGCGACCTGTTCATCCGCGTGCTCGGGAGGAAGCTGTGGCGACGTTAGGACACGACGTTACGTTGATAGGCGCGAGCAATTCTCGGGCCTAGTTCTGCGATGGCCTCGTCCGCCTTTGCTCGTTTGGTGATCAAATACGGCGCGATAGCCTGAAGCAGTGTGAGAACGTCATAGCGGCGTGCAACCCGCCAGCCAAATATGGGCTTGCGGGGAGCGGGTCTAGCATAGGCACCGACGAATGTACCTCCAAACTGGTGAAGCCAGCGAATGGTCGATTCGTCGGTCATGACTACATCGATTGTCCAAAGGCCGTCCTTTCGACGCTTGAGTGAGCCTTCGCCATCGATGATTCCCGCGATATAACCCTTGACGCCAGCATCGTCTGGTATCGCGAGCCTCCCCGGCCAGTATGACGGTCGCTCTCGAAACTCAAAGCCGTAACGTCGCTTGAGTAGTGAGTAGAGATTGGCTGCGTGGCGGTTGTGCTCTTTGGCGAGTGCGTAGACGGACTCTCCGTTCTTGACTCGTTCCAGGATCGCATCGGTAGTGACCATTGGAAGAGGAGGGGTCTTGCTCATCATGTTACAGTCTACCGGGAAGGCATGAGTGTGGCTACTTTTGTGGTCAATCAAGGCCTCGACGTCACCACCAACCGGATCAAGGGCGCCGGCACCGAGCCGCTCTACATCGGCTGGGGCGTCGGCGCCGGCACCACCACCAAGGGCGATACCGCCCTCTTCGCCGAGCGGCTCGTCGATCTCACGACCGCCGGCGGCACCGACCACACCGCGGGCACCTCGAGCCGTGTGCTCACCACTGTCGCCAACGACACCTACCAGGTTGTCGGCACCCGGACCGCCACCGGCGCCGGCACCGTCACCAACGCTGGCCTCTTCGACGCTGCCTCCGGCGGCAACCTGTTCCTGAAGGGCGACTTCACCGGGATCGGGCTCGCCAACGGCGACTCGATCGCGTTCACGATCAAGGCCGTCTACAGCTAACCCGCAGTGGCTGCTGGCTGGACGATCCAGCAGATCACCCACTGCTCGGAGTCGCTGCTCTGCTCCGACAGCCTCGCCAATCGCTCGACGGCGACCGCGATCGGCGAAGCAGATCCGACCACCGCCGCGACGATCGTCAAGCAGGCGGGCAAGCGCGTCACCACGGACGCCGTCGTCAGCACCGCGACGATCGGCAAGCAGGCCGGCAAGACGCTGACGACGACCGCTGTCGTCAGCACGGCCACGATCCGTCGTACGGTCGCCAAGGCCGTGACGGCGACCGCGGCGACCACCGCGACGATCCGCAAGGGACTCGCGAAGACGCTCGTCGCGGCGCCCGCGACCGGCGCCTCGCTCGACCCGGTCTACGTCCACCCCGGCGTCACCACCCCGCAGACGGTGACGGCCACCGTCGCCTCGAGCGCCTCGCTCGCCGCGACCTACGTCCACAACCCGATCACGACGCCGCAGGCGCTGACCGCGACCCCGGTCACCACGAATGCGACGATCGCGACGATCAAGGTGGCCCCGGTCGTACCGGGCCGCGACCAGCAGGGGATCGCCGAGCTCGTCGCCGCCATCGCCGGAGGAGGCTACGAAGAGTGAAGCCGTCGACCTACCAGTGTCTCGGCCACCAGACGCTCTCGAGCGCCAACGCCTCCACGCCGGTCACCGCCAACATCCCCCCGGGTACCAGCGCCGCGCTGATCACCGTGGAGACGACGAGCTGCCGCTGGACGCTCAATCCCGCCGGCGACCCCACCTCGAGCACCGGGCTCGTCCTCCAGGCCGCCTCGCAGCCGTACCTTGCGCTCGTCGGGCAGGGCGCCGTGTTCAAGTTCGCCTCCACCGCCGGCACCCCGTCAGTGATCCAGCTCGCCTACCTCGGATAGGAGAACCGATGGCTAAACCCAAGCTCGGCAGCGGCGCGCGGTTCTCCGCGCTCACCCAGGAGCTCGCGGCTCGCGGCGCGCGCAACCCGAAAGCGCTCGCCGCCTACATCGGCGCGAAACGACATGGCCGCAAGAAGATGCAGAAGATGGCGGCAGCCGGGCGTAAGAAGGGCTAGATGTACTGGCCGGTGCGTGAGTCTCGCTCTGCGTGATGTCGCTGGTGACACCGCTTGCAGAGTGTGACGAGATTGGCGGGCTGGCTGTTCCGGCGATCGTCGTCTGCATGATGGACGACGAGAGAGTGAGTTGATCCGCACCACTCGCACGCGGATTTGCGAAACCGGCGGTAGTACGAAGGACTGCGGCCATCGATCCACTGGGAGTTCAACTTGCCGACACGGAAGACACCACGGCGTTCGCGGGATTGGATTGCTCCGAGGCAGGCACGGCTACAGGCGCGAGTATTTTGCGTCGCGAGTCGGCTCGGTGTTACGGAGAAGATCGCGCCGCATTCCTCGCACTCGCGTGTCAGGCCGAGACGATTCTGGCCTCCGGTCTTCTTGCCGTTTGCTGAGTTGCGGCAGCGCACCGAGCAGAACATCCTTTGGCGCTTCCCGAGCGGTGCGCCGCAATTGAGACAGGAGCCTCGCACATGCTGACTCTATCAGTTGACAATCGCAACGGTGGTTCCTGATGCCCGCCTCACCGGTCCTCTCCGGCGGCCAGAGCTACTCCGGCGCCACCACCGCGCAGACCGGCTCCGACGTCCAGTCTCCCGGCGCGAGAGGCGTCAGGCTCGTCGTCAACATGACCAACGTCGGCACCGGCGGGATCACCGTGATCATCGAGGGGAAGGACAAGCAGTCCGGCGTCTACTACCCGATCCTCACCGGCGCCGCGATCGCGACCAACCTCACCCAGATCCTGACCGTGTTCCCGGGCGCGACCGCCGCCGCCAACGTCACCGCCAACGACTTCCTCCCCGAGATCTGGCGCTGGCGGGTCACCGTCGCCAACGCGAACCCGACCACCTACACGGTTGGCTTCTCCACCCTCGTCTAGCGGCCGACACCAAGCGGCCCGAAAGGAGCATCGATGGGAGCAGTCACGGTTGCGCTACGGGCGCAACGCCCTCTCGGCGGCGTCGCCCGCTGCGTCGTCGCCGACATCACCTTCTCCGGCACCTACGCCGCCGGCGGCGACACCTACACGCCCTCCCAGTTCGGGCTGACCTCGGTCCTCGCGATGGTGCCGCAGGGCGTTACCGGCTCGGCCACCACCGGATACGTGGCGCTGCCGGACATCGCCAACAACAAGATCCGGCTGCTCGCCGGATCCGCCGCGGGCAGCGCGCTCGCCGAGACCGCCGTCGCGAACCAGGCATCGACCGTGGCGCGGATGCTCGTGGTCGGTGACCATCCGTACGTCTAGGAGGCAGGATGAGCGAACTCGAACCAGAGCAGCCAGTCGAGCAGCCGGTAGAGGCCGAGCCCGGGTGGTCCGGACCGACGCAGGAGCAGTGGGAGCAGACCCAGGCGCAGCTGCAGCAGTACGAGCAGATGCTCCAGGCCCAGCAGGCCCAGCAGCAGCCGGCCTACCAGCCCCAGCAAGTCCAACTCGACCCGTTCTCGGAGACGTTCCAGCAGGATCTCGACAGCTACCTCGACCAGCGCATGGCCGGCAGCCGCCAGCTCGAACAGGAGATCCGGCTCGCGCAGGCGGAGGAGTTCGCGATGGAACGGCTCGAGCAACTCGCCCAGCAGGGCGGCGACTTCGACCGTGACGCCGCCTACGCGCGGGCGAACATGATCCTGATGCAGCAGGGCGGCGACCCGATGCGCGCGCTCGACCAGGCCGCCCGGGACGTGCGCGAGTACGAGCAACGGATCGGGCAGGCGTTCTACGACCGCCAGATCGAGCAGCTACAGACGAACGCCGGAGCTCCGCGCGGGCTTCCGGCCGGCAGCCTCGGGGCCGCGCAGACGGTCCCCACCGGCGGACTCGGGAACGTCCCGAACGCCGTCACCCGCAAGTTCTTCAGCGGCACCTAACCACAACGACAGGAAGGAGCCTCAGTGGCTGACAACGCGCTCAGCACATGGCAGCCGTTCCTCCTCGAAAAGCAGGGACACGTCTATGAGGTCTTCCCCTCGGAGGCGCCCTTCCTCGCGGAGATGAGTGGCTACGACGCGGTCGCGCAACGGGTCGACAATGCCTCGAGCGTGCGCCGCATCACTCGCGAGATGGACGGGAATCGCGAGACGTTCAGCGGCAAGTACGTCAAGCACGCCATCATCACCGCCGGCCTCCCGGGCGGCGGCCAGGTGCAGGAGGTCTCGGTCTGGAACCAGCCGCACGCGCTGCCGGTCGCCGAGGCGCACATCAACCTCGTGCGCACGCTCGTCCCGTTCAGCGTGACGGTCGACGTCGAGCGCGACTCGATGGACGCCTCGATGGCCTCCGCGGTCGAGCAGTTGATCGACCAGGCCCGCTCGGCGGCCGCCCGGCTCGAGAACCTCCAGATGCTCACCGACGGCACCGGCCTCGTCGCCTCGATCACCGACTCGGCCACCTCGTTGACGACGACGGTGGCGACGACGTCGAACTTCGACGTGTTGCTCCCGGGCACGGTCTGGGACATCGTCACCCGCTCGAACGGGAACGACCCGGGTCAGGGGCTTCGCCGCAAGATCAGCTCCGTCAACGAGACGACGGGCGTGATCACCTGGCTGACGACGCAGCAGGCCAGCGATGGCGGCTCCGGCTCGATCGTCCACTCGGCCAACGAGGGCATCTACATCCCCGGCTCGTGGTCGAACGGCACCGCCGGCACTGCCACTGCGCCTGGCGCTCTCTGCGCGCAGGGGCTCGTACAGGCTGCCGCCACCACCGGCACGTTCGAGACGATCGACAAGGGTGCGGCCGGCAACTCCTGGTGGTGGGGCACAGACGGCAGAGGCGGCGACACGAGTTCGCTGCCGCTCTCGGTGCAGATGCTCGACGGCGCCGTCCGTCGCGGACGCCGCTCCGGCCTCGGCAAGTGGGACTTCGCGATCGGCGACCCTGCTGTGATCGACCTCTACAAGCAGTCGCTCTACGCCTCGGTCCGGTACGACTCGCAGATCACGACCCTGAAAAGCGGCTTCTCCGGGATCGTCTACGACGGCGCCGACGCGCCCTTCCCGCTCGTCAAGGAGCCGATGCATCCCAAGCTGGGGATCAAGCTGATCGACAAGGCGTCGTTCCAGATCTACGGCGACGCGCCCGGCCCGCAGTTCCTGCAGGACGACGGGTCGACGTTCCGCCGCTTCACCCGCACGCTGGCGAAGGAGGCCGACTTCCTCGACCGCTGGCAGCTCGGCGTCGGCAGGTGCAACACGATCGTCTACCTGAACAACCTGCAGCAGGCGGCGTGATCCACCGCTCTCTCGACAACGGCCTCGTCCTCGCCGAGCACGGCATGGACGGGGCCGCGCTCGAGCGCGAGCTCAAGCGGCGCGACCCGCTACTCTCGCTCCAGGGCTGGCCGTCGCTCGAGCACGGCTGCATCGTCTGGCGGGTGGTCAGGGACGCCGGCCCGAACCGCAGCCCGGAGACCGTCTGCGTTTGGCAGGCACCGAGCGGACTGCCGCATCCGCTCAGCTCCGGGCTGCTCGACCTCGTCGACCGCCTCGACCGCAACAACACACGGCGCGACTATCAGAGCGAGGACGAGCTCGAGCAGAGAAGAAAGATCGCGCGCGAGCAGCAGGTCGCGCGTGACAACGAGGCGCTCGCCGACGACTGGAACCCGAGGCACGGTCGGCCGGTGCTGCCCCGGTCGATCTCGCTGAGGATGGCTCGTGACAAGGCCCGAGCGAGAGGAGAGAAGCGATGACGTTGACCCTGAGCTTGGCCGTCAGGCCGCTCGTCAATCTCGACTCAGACTTGGCCGTCAGGCCGCGTGTCACCTGGGCGGTTGTGTTCTGCTCGGAGATGCTCGCCTGCTCGGATTCGCTTGTCTGCGGCGAGGAGATGACCGCCCGCTTCTACTGGAACACGCTCTGATGGCATACACGCCGACTAACTGGGTCGAAGGCGTAACGACGCTCGGCCCGACCAACATGAACAAGATCGAGAACGAGCTCGTCGCGCTCGACGCTCGTCTAGGCATTCCCCCTGTCGTCAACGGCACGTGGCTGAAGGGCGTCGGCGGTGCGCCGGTGTGGACGGCGCTCGGCCCGGCAGACCTTCCCGCGATGGTCGGCTACGGCACCACGCTCCCCGGGAGTCCGGTGGACGGGCAGGAGGCGATCCTGGTCGACTCGACCACCAACCCGACCTGGGCTTGGCGCTTCCGCTACAACGCCGGATCGTCCTCGGCGTACAAGTGGGAGTACATCGGCGGCACCCCGTGGAACGTGGAGATCCCGGGGCCGATCAGCCTAGGCACAACGGGCGTCTGGCAGAACCTCTCGCCTTTTCTGATGTCTGTTCCCCGGGCGGGCGACTACCGCTTCTTCGCGAACGGGAACGCCTATGCGACAGGCGGCGCCTCGGCATTCGCCGCCAGTTGGTATCAAGGGACAACCGCCACCCTGATCGGTCTGGCCGGATACACCGCGAGTACCGCGGCGAACGTCGATGCTTCCTTCGCGGTTGCGTGGTTCGCACGCACCGGTGTCGCTGCGAGCACGCAGTTCGGGCTGGCGGGCCACAACGCCGTCGCGACTGCGAACTGGCGCTTCATCTCCCACCAGATCGTGCCGGTAAGGGTGGCATGAGTTTCCCCTCCACCTTCGTCGACGTGCAGACCGCGGTGATGCAGAAGGCGCGGCTTGACCCGGCCCTCGACACGCAACGCGTCAAGGACTGGATCAACCAGACCTATACCCGCGTCTGCGTCGAGACGGAGGCGAACGTCAACACCGCCACGATGACGTGCACGGCTGGCGCCTACAGCTACACGCTCCCGGCGGACGTGGCGTTGATCAAGCAGATGCAGGTGCGGCCACAGGGGACGACGAGCCTGAACGCGCCGCTCATCCGCACCACTCTCGATGAGCTGATGACGCGACGCCAGTCCGGTGGCGACGCGCCGCAGGCGGGACAGGCGACCCACTACGCGTTGCTGGGGATCGCCGACTTCGAGCTCTGGCCGACCCCCGCCGGAGCCGACGAGATTCTCCTCTACTTCGTCGGCTTCCCGACGCCGCTCGTCGCCAATACCGACCTGCCGGTGCTCGAGGAGCCGTACGCGTCCAAGCTGCTGGAGTACGGGGCGCTCGTTGACGCCGGCGACTTCAACGGCGACCCGGCGACGGCCACCTGGAAGCAGGAGTTCGACACCTGGATGGTCCACTACCGCGACCGGCTCGACCACAAGGCCGGGATCATCCCCGGCCAGTTCCACCAATGGGGCGAATTATGGGTCGCGCCCGCCGACACCTATGGCTACTAGAGCTCCAGCCAGTCCCACCGTCGCGACTGGCCGCCGCAGCTCCGCCCGCTACTCCTACGGCGACCACTACTGGATCCCGGAGGTGCTCGCCGACTTCTCCAAGGGGATGGTCCGCGACACCGGCCGAGTCGCGATCCCCGACGGCTCCGTCTACGACTCCGCCGACTACCTACTCGACAAGCCCGGCGTCGCGCGCAAGCGAGGCGGCACCGGTTACGCCTTCGCGGCGCTCACCGGCGCCACCTACGTAACCGCGCTCGAGCACGTTCCCTTCATCGCCGGCGCGCAGTTGATGTCGGTCGGCAGCAACGGACACCTGTTCAAGGGCGCGACCGACGTGGGCGCGCTCACCGCGAACACCCACCTGAATCTCGCGGTCTCGCCCGGCGGCACCTACCTGATCATCCCCTACGCGGGCGCTGGCGCTCTCGCGCAGAAGTACGACAACGCGACGATCACGACGCTCGCCGCCGGAATGCCGCTCGCGCACACAGTCTCGTACAAGAGCCGATTGGTCAGCTCGAGCAATAGCGTTCTGAATCGGCTTTTTTTCAGCCCCGTCCCGGACGTGAACGCGACTTGGGACAACGCCAACAGTTGGATCGACTGCGACAACCAGATCTCCGGGCTCGCGGCATTGAACAACGCGCTGCTGATCTTCTCCGCGGAGGCGACTGAGCGGATCATCGGTGCGACGCCGCCGCCGAATTCGGACATGGACCGGGCGCCGATCTCCAACGTCGGCTGCACCGACTGCCGCTCGATCGTCACCGAGTCGCCCTACGTGTACTTCGCCAATCCGCAGGGCGTGTTCATGACCAACGGCACGACCCCGGTCAGCCTCACCCAGCAGGGCGGGATCCGCGACTACTGGCGCAGCCTCTTCACCGGCTACGTGAGTGCGGCACCGCTGCCGACCGGGGCGACCTGGACGATCTCCTCCGGCTTCTGGCGCGGCTTCTTGTTCGTGTCGGTGCTCGACGCCTCTCGCAACCTGCAGGCCTGCCTGATGTGCGACGTCGCGCGCCGGGCCTGGTGGCGGCTTACGAACATGTCAGCGATGGCCTGGGTGGCGAGCGTCTACGGCACCGAGCTCTACTACGGCGACGGCTCCACGAACCGGATCGTGACGACGAGCGGGATCTTCTCCCCCACCGCGGCGAACAAGGCCGACGCCAACGGCGTCGCGATCCAGCCGACGATCGAGTTCCGCCCCGTCGGCCAGGGCACCGGTATCAAGGCGTATGCCTGGGGTCACCTCGACTTCGACATGCGCGACGCCGCCTCCGACAACCCGACGATGGCGATCACCGTCAAGACCGGGATCAACGCCAACGTCACCCTGACTCCTCCGGAGTCGCCGCTCGGCGAGACGACGACGCTCGTCCGGCCCCGGTTCCAGATCAACCGCAACGCGCAGGCCGCCACGGTTGCGCTCGCACAGTCGGGTCCGAGCGCCTCGACCGAGATCTACGCGCTCGAGGTGCAGAACCGGCCGCAACCCCTCACCGGTGAAGGTGTCTCATGAGCGAGACGCTCGCGGGCGACCAGCCGAACGCGACCTTCGACCCGCCGCGGACGATCGTCTCCTCGATCTACGAGCTGAACCCGCTCATGCTGGAAGAGCTCGCGCAGTGGCTCGAGATGCGCGGCCTCCGCACCACCATCAGCCAGGTGACCGGCCTCCGTGGGTTCAACCAGGTCGCGCTCGCGTCCACCAACACTGATGTCGTGATCGGGAACGGCGCGACGGTGGTGGTGCTGACGACGACCGCGACTCTGGCCGGGCAGGACGAGGCGGAGTTCCTCGCTCGCTTCCCGGCGTTCGAGTTCACCGACACCGCAGGCGGCGAGGCGGAGGTGATCATCAACGTCGACGGGACCGACTACGCGATGGGACGGCTGAAGACCGACCGCCAGTTTCAGTGGCCGGTCGCGGTCGTACGGCGGACGCCAGTCACGAGATCAGCCCTCTTCACCCTGCAGCTGAAGGTGCAGTCGCTGAACGGGAACGTCACCGCGCACGCGGGCACCGGCTACGGCACGATCTACCTCGAGATCTCCGCCAAATACCCCGGCACGTAGAAGGGAGCGCCGATGCCGAGACCCAGGCTCTCACCGTCGAACGTGAACTACCGGCCGCCGCCGGCTGCCGTGCGGGCGTCGAAGGTCGCGGCACGAAGGCAGGGGTACACGACGCCGGTCGCGCGCGCGGTCGCGGCCGCCCCATCCCAGTACGGTGAGGCTGCCGACGGCGGAGGCGACGTCTACCAGCCGGCTCCGTTCGACTTCTCCACCGACCCCGGCTACCTCGCCGCGCTCGCAGCCGAGCAGACCGGCTCCACCCAACTCGACGCCGCCCTACGCGCGGCCCGGGAGCGAGCGCTCGTCCAGTTCGGCGACCCGTCGCTCGCGGGCGCGTTCGGGATCGAGGACCTCTCGCCGCTGACGGCGGCAATGACGCAGCAGGCGACTACCTCCGGCCTCTCCACCATGGCGCAACTGCAGCGCGAGCGGGATGTCTCCCAGCAGAACATCCAGAACCAGCTCGCCGCGCACGGGCTCGCGCGCTCCGGCGATCTCGGCTATCGCACCGGTGTGAACCAGCAGAACTACGCCACCTCGCTCTACAACGCCCAGCAGGGCGTGCTCGACACGCTCGCCGAGAACGCCCGCTCGACCGCGCTGCAGAAGCAGCAACTGCGCACGAACACGGTCGGCGCGCTCACCGGCGCCTACAACACCTACGTCCAGAACCCGCAGTACTGGGGGATGGCCGCACCGGCGACGCCGACCAAGACGGTCGCGCCGACCACACCGGTACCGCCGATGACCGCAGCGAGGCCGACGCCGGCTCCGGTGCCGACCACGGCGCCGAGGCCGCGCACGACCGCGCCGGTCTCGAGGCTCGCCACCCCGAGCCCGTATCGCTTCCAAGTCGCGAGAAACGTGAGGTACGGCTGATGGCCAGGATCCCCAGGACACGGCCGCTCGCGACGCCGCGCGTGACAGCGGGGCCGACCGGCTTCGGCGGGGCGCCACTCGTCACCGGCCAGTTCACGCCGACACCGTCATGGACCGCAGGTCCGACCGGCGTCACCGCGCAGACATCATTCGCCCGTCCTGCCGCCGCTGCCGCGCCGGCGGCCGCGGCGGCGCCTACACGGCGCATCTCGCAGACCGCCGAGCAGGTCGCCAACCAGCGGGTGAAGGCGGTGCTCGCGCCGCAGCTCGCCGCGCAGCGGGCGTATGCGAAGACGCAGAACACCGCGATCCAGCAGTTCGCGCTCGCGCTGATGGGGAAGCTGCAGCCGGTCGCTGGCCAGGTCGGCGCCGACTGGGACCGGGCGATCGGCCAAACCGGCGCGCTCGCGAACCAGGCGGCGACGTTCCTGCAGCAGGCGAACCCGGCCCCGCAGGTGCAGGGGCTCCTGCAGTCGATCAACGCGCCGGCAGAGCAGCAGGCGCAGCTCACCGCCCAACTCGGGGCGCAGTACGGCGGCGGTGCGGCGCTGCTTAGCTTCCTCGGTGGTGCCGTCCCGGGCACACAGATGGCGACCGAGAAAGCAGCGGCGCAGACGCAGGCGGCGCAGTACCCGGCGCTCGCGGCGCTCCGCGGCCAGCAAGACCTCGCGAGCGCGCTCTGGCAGCAGCAGACCGAGCGGGCGAAGATCGAGGCGACCCGCGGCGAGCTCTACGCGGACGCGCGCCAGCAGATCCTCGAGAACAACCTCGCCCGGCAGAAGGCCGGCCAGGCGGCACGGGCGGCGCAGGCGACCGCCGCCTACCGGGCGGCGCAGATCAAGCAGGGCGCGAGGAAGATCACGCAGGCAGGCGAGATCGCCGCGGGCAAGCTGACAGAGGAGAAGCGCCAGTTCGGCATCACCGCCGGAGAGAAGCAGTACGAGTTCGACGTCAAGACGCAAAAGCAGGCCGCGCGCGACTTCCTCACCGAGTACTACAAGATGAAGAAGCTGGGCCTCGACACGACGAAGCTCGAGAACGACTACGCCGTCGACCAGGCCAAGCTCGCGCAGGGAGAGGAGCGACTCGCGCAGGGACAGCAGCGGATCGATATCTCGCAGCAGCGCGCGGACATCGC